GGATAATTGCGATTTTGAAATTATAACGGATCGAACCTTACAAAACAGGGTTAAAAAGGGCTTTAAAATCGCTTGTGATGTCTTAATAGTGGATGAATGGCAGAATATGTCAAGCGAAAAATTAAGTGCCTTATATCGCAAAATAAAGCGTAAATACACTATCGGGCTATCCGCTACGCCAATCCGAAAAAAAGGGCAAAATTTCTACCCTTTGGAAAAAACAATTTTCGGATATGCTACGCCTAATCAGAAATTTGAATGGCAAAAGACACACGGCCAAATGATTTATGATCAGTTTTCTTACTCCAAAGAAAAATGGAAAGATTTTAGAAACTATGAAAGTTATGTTAAAAATCTCCCTAACTTCTTCCGCTGGGAAGAAATAGAAGGAATTGAACAAGCAACGGAAAACAACGGTTACAAGATCCGCTTTTATAAGAATACTTTAAAAGCTGGAAATCCGGAACTTTTAAAGAAATTTAGAAAGCTTAATTTAGTAACGGTTGACGGAAAAACCGCGATAGCTAAACAGTCCTTTGGCCGGGCTACCTTTGAACGGTATTTATATCAAACCGGGGTAGAAGTTGACTTCCCAAAGTTAAAACCAATTAACCAAGATACCCCGCTTTTGACCACTCTGGACGGCCTAATAGATCGAAGCCCTGAAGATATGCTGATAGTAAGCAAGTCTAAACAGGTTGTAAATGTGATCCATGACCGACACCCGGAAATAGGAATATGGACCGGGGACCGACAAGAAGGCCTAGAAAACAAGGTAGTAGTTGCTACCAGTCAAGTTTTAGGCGTAGGGGTGGACGGCTTACAACATAAGTATAAAACCATTGTGGTTTTAGATCCGGTAAGTGAAGAATCCGGGGAGTATGACGATTACAGGCAATTACTTTGGCGGATCACAGGAAGCCGGCAACAAAATGACGTAAACGTTATTGAATTTTATTTTAAGGATGGATAAAAATGAATATTGAAACTATTGTATTCAGTACACTAATTTTTATGGTAGGGTTCCTTTTGGGGGAACGTTCAACAAAACAAGAAAAGAAAGATAATGAGGATTTAAACAATGACTAAAGTAACAGCTAAATATTATGTATTCCGCGATAAAGAAAATGGCGAATATTTGGAAAGCTACAAAGACCGCGGACGCCTAGCCTTCCAAAATTCTTACACCGACGAAATTCAAGGCGCCATTACCATGAGTGAGGAAGGTTATGAAAAACAAAAGAAAGAACTCAAAAACCTTGCTAAAGCCTTTGGCGCTGAAATCATTGAAGTCAACGCAACTTTTGAATTGACTTATCCAAACGGTGATGAAATCCGCGAAATTGAAAAAAATGATTCAGACGAGTTTAAACAAATTTTGGCAAAAGCATTAGCAAACGGATTTGTTGGACGAAAACCATTCTGGAGAGGTGAATAAAATGGCCTTTAAATTACCAGAAAACAAACCACAGATACCAAAGGACACACCGCGAAATTTCTTCTTCTACGGCGAAACCATGTCCGGGAAAAGCTACCTAGCTAACGAGTTCCCGGCGCCTATCGTTTTAAATACAGATGGTAACGCTGAAGCTAACACCGTGCCAAGTATTCAACTTGTAAATGAAAAGGACGAAGACGGGCGAATTACTAAAAGTGTTATCGCTCAAATTGGTGAAATCCTTTTGGCTTTGCAAACTCAAAAACATACTTATAAAACCGTGGTAGTGGATGTTATTGATGATGTGATTGAAATGATTAAAATCGCGGTATGTGATGAACTAACACCAGCCGGGAAGCCCCGTTTGAAATCCTTGTCAGAAATTCCCTACGGTAAAGGTTACGACTTTTTCAATCAGGCTATCACTGAAATGGTGATTGATCTGAAGGCCCTTCCTATGAATGTCATTTATATCAGCCGGCAAGTCTCCGAATATGATGATAATGGCAACGCTACAAAAGACAAACCAAGCCTTAAGGATAAGTATGTAAACCTAATCAATGGTAATTCTGACTTGATGATTCATACCGAAAAAGTAGGAAATAACTACAATAGGGAAGTAGAACGCAAACGCAAAAAATACTATATGGATCAGGTTGATGATAAGGCTATCTTGAAAATCTTGTCAACAATCCGCGGGGCCTTGGAACCAGCAAAAGCACCAAGCAAAACGGCACCAGCCAAAAAAGAAGAAGTCAAAAAGGAAGCGCCTAAACCACAGAAACAGGAAAACGTTTCTGAAGATGATCTTTTCTAAAGGAGAATAAATGAAAGTTAAATGTTTAAAGTTTAATACATATTTTGACGAACCGGAATACATTGAACGGTGTATCAATTCGAACATAGAAGGAAAAGAAATTATTGATATTAAGATGATTTCTTCACACTATGAAAACGAAGATGAAATGTTTTTATTTGTCACAATCTTATACAAATAATTTAGAAAAATAGAAAGAATTAAAAAGAGGAATTTAAAAATGAGTTTATTAGACATTGCACAATCAATCAAAAAAGAAGGTTTTGACCCACGCAAAGACAGCGCAAACGGCCCGGCACCAATTCCAGCCGGTAAGTATCAAGCTATTTTGAAATCGGTACAGTTTGCAATTGCTGAAAGTGGCTGGGAAAGCCTACAATATCGCTTTGAATTGCGCGGGGGTGATTATGACGGCCGGACTGAATTTGTTTCATTCGGAACGCTTGACACCTGGAACGGGAAAGATATTGGCTGGTCAGTAGAACGTACTATCAAGTTCTTCCAAAAAGCTTTGGCCTTTGCGGATGACGCGCCCCTTAAATCTGATTTTGATGATGGTAAGGCCCTAGAAGAAGCCCTTAACCGTAAAGCGGTAGGAACCTACTATACATTGGAAATCATTGAAACAACAAGCAAAGGTAAACCTTACCGCAACTATGATCTTGATGAAGCTGAAGGCCTACCAAATACCAACGCTATTGAAATCAATGAGGACGATCTCCCTTTTTAAAGAAAATTTATTGGGTAGCTGATGAAACCGATGAAGATTTCGGGCCGTTTAAAAGTTTCGAAGAAGCTTTTGAAAGTATGTTGGAATATTTAAACATGACTGAAGAAGAATACAATAGCAATTTTACGGCCCAAGAGTTGGTTTACGTTTTCAGAAAGGAGTAAATAGGAATGGCTAGCATGAAAGACTATGCTTTACAATATCAAAAATTAGGCTTTGCCGTCATTCCTATCAACCCTAAAAATAAAAGGCCTATGATAGAGTTTGCGGACAAGCCCAAAATGACAGCGGAAGAAATAGCGGATTTTTGGGACCAGCACCCGAACGCTAACATAGCTTTAAAAACTACTAACTTTTTTGTAATTGATATTGATAAGCACGGCAAAGAAAACGGCTTTGAATCACTCAAACGCTGGAAGTATTTAGACTTGATTGAACCAACTTTACAAGCCAAAACCGCGAGTGGTGGGAGGCATTTATTTTACTTCAAAAGGGAAGATACCCCAATCAGTCAAATGATCGGTTTTCTTCCTGGGGTGGATATAAAGGCACATGAAAACAATTATGTACTTGTAGCACCTTCTGCAACTGATAAGGGGATGTATGAATGGGACTTGGAGAAATCAAGTGAGGGCGGGACTATGGTAACACCTTCAAAAGAATTGATCCAAGCAATCAAGAAAACCTATCAGGAAACACACGGTTATAGTTCAGAAGGCCTTAAAAGCCTAAAAGAAAGAAGTTTAACCCGTGACCGGAACCAAACCACAGAATTATTTGAAACTATCGCGGTTGGTTTTGGGGATGAAGGCGGACGGAATGACAAACTAGCTAAATTTGTAGCCGGTTTGCTATTTAGGGCCGTAGATGATGAACACGTTTTAAGGCTTGCAGAAATCGCAAACGGAAACAGCGTCAACCCTTTACCTGAAAATGAGGTAAGGCGAACGGTGGAAAGTATGATCAAGAAAGATAGAAGGGGGTGAGAATAATTGGTAATGTCGTAAGTATTGACAAAAATCCTAAATTGGTTTTAACAGATAAAGGCGCTATAAAGGCTACTAGCCCGGCCAATGTGGTGATGTGTTTAAAAGCGGATGAACAGCTAGGGCAGTATTTAAGGCGTAATGACTTTTCCCAGGAATATGAGCTTACGCAAGAAATACGCCTGGGAAATACCACGTTTCAAGCCGGGGAATTGCCCGCTAGTTTTATAAGCGTCCTTACAGTTTACTTTGAAAATAATTTAGGGGTTGTTTATTCGCCCAACGCCATGAAAGCCGGCCTGGAAACCTTCTTTTCTGAACGGTCCTACAATCCAGTAATGGAATACATGGAGCGCGTGGCCAAAGAATGGGACGGTAGGAAGCGAATTAGAAAAATGTTTCAACATTATCTGGGCGCTGAAGATACCGAACTAATTTCAAAAATTGCGGAAATGTGGCTAGTTGGAGCCGTGGCCAAAGTCTATGAACCCTATACCAAGTTTGACTATGTTTTAGATCTTGTTGGTGGTCAGGGAGTTGGTAAGACTTCCTTGCTTCAAAAAATTGGGGGGCAATGGTACACCGACGCGGTGACAGATTTCAATAATAAGGATAATTTTGACATTATGTTAAAAAGCCTTATCGTCAATGATGATGAAATGGTGGCAAGTAACCGAATGTCATTCGCGGAAACAAAAGCTTTTATTTCAAAAACTAGCTTACGTTACCGGCGTCCTTATATGTCCAAAACTGAAGAATTTGCAAAAAATTTCATTCTTGCCCGGACCACAAACCAACGGGAATATCTCAAAGATAAAACCGGTGAACGGCGCTTCCTTTCCGTGATGGTGGATGGTGCAAGGCAAAAAAAACACCCTATGGAAATTGAACAAGCTACAATAGATCAGATTTGGGGTGAAGCTGTTTCAATTTATAAGGAAGGTTTTGAACTAAAATTTGATGCTGAAACTGAAGAAGAATTAGAAAAATACCGTGAAAACTTCATGTACCGGGATGAAGTTGAAATACAGGTACTTGATTACCTTGAAATGCCTATCCCTTCAAATTGGGAAAAAATGACAGTTCAAAGACAGCACCAGTACACAGCTTCCTGGTTTGATAATTCTTCAGAGATTGAATTTGGAACGGAAGAACTCAAACGAGTTTCAACCCGTGAAATCATGTATAACTTGTTTATGAAAAATTCAAATGATCGGAAGCTTTCCGCAAAAATTAATTTAATTATTGATCATCTCCCGAATTGGGAGAAAAAAGCTTATAAAGCAAACGGAAAAACTATAAAAGGCTTTGTTAAAATTAAGTAAAATTTTATGACTTTGTGAAAAAAATTACGGTAACCGATCGGTAACCTACGGTAACTTTCGGTAACTTTT